CCACACCTGTCACAAATAGCCTGAGAATATTTACCGACCGCATATGCCATTACAAGAACCCATAATAATCTCTGCGTGGGGTAAGTGTCAGGTTTGCCCGATCTACATCTTCATATGCCGCCCGTTGGAACTCTTCTTCGTACACCGCCTTTAATAACTGCATACGCTCAGGGGCTTTTTTCATGGAAATGTAATACGCCAGACCTGCGGCCAAACACGGATAAAACCTAAAGGGTACTTCTATCGTATTTGTGTAATCATCTGCATCCTGGATACGAGTCAACCTATCGTACACAAAAGTGTACGATTGATCAGGCGTAGGCCATATGTTCAAAACAGGCGTGATAGAACGATCTATATACCATTGCGTCGGTTTTGCTTGGGAAAGTTTGCTAGGGATATTCAGGAACTCGTCGCGGCTTACTCTATCAATAGTGACATCGGATTGTGTAGATGCCCCCGCATTGGTACGAATAACCGCGCTCAATACATCAATTGTATCTGCATCAAGATTATAACTGTTTGTTCCTGCAACCAAAGAAACAGTGCTTTGCTCAATTGTCCAACGGTTCAAACCACGGTTAGCCCAATCAGCAAACAAAAGGTTAAGCGACCTCTTCGCTGTAGTAAGGTCATATCCTGTGCGGACTGACATACCACAACGCTCAAATGCTTCTTCAATGTAATCACTTACATCTAATTCAAAATCGGTAGAACCCGAAGTCGCCATAACCTACTCCTTATGAGCACGGACCTTTTACCATTTTGCCGCCGCCCTTCATTTTCTTCCTTGCTGAGCCACCATACGCCATTTTCTTCCGTGGTGACATCATCATTTCACCACCGCCCATCATTTTTTTGCGGCCATAACCACCGCCCATCATTTTCTTGCGACCGTTTTTCATGACTTTTTCTCCTTTTTAGCCTTTGGTTTTTTACCTTTACCAAAGATATGAGCATCTACTTTTGCGGCTTTACCGCCTGTCAACACACTGTTGACTCTAGCCATCGCCCACTGGCTTGGTGTAGCTCCGGGACGATGTCCAGTTCTGTATGCCGCCAGCCCTTTATTGTACACACGCTGGAGCTGACCAGCCGTTACCTTCTTACCTTTTTTGCGAGCCGCCTCTGCTTTTTTAGCTAGAGACTTTTTTACGCTTGCGTTTAGTGCCATTTTTCTTCCTCTTAGCGGCAGTAATTATATCCGCACGGGTAATCTTTTTGCGGGGTGGGGCAATAGCGGCAAGCCGCTTTTGTTTTGGAGTGTACTTGCTGTAAGGCATTAGGTTTTCCTCGTCTTAGTACCAAACTTTTTCCGGAACGCTTTTGTATACTTGGACTCCTTTGTCTTCCTTCTAGCTCCAGAGCTCGTATAATCGCTAGGGAAAACATATGCAGAAGGATCCTTTGAAGACTTTTTAGCATTCCGCTGTATCTCTTTTCTACGCTTGGCCTTATCAGCAGAACTAAGACCAGCTAAATATTTGGCAGGGATTTTACGCTTCTTTTTCTTTTTAGAAGCGGGAGCTTTTTCTACTTGCTTTCGCATTTGTCCCCGTGTCATTGCCATTATTTCATCAACTTAATAAGTTCCAAAAGGCTACCACTGTTTGTCAAACCAATAACCACCACAGCCCCAATCAACATCCACTTAGCTTGAAATACAGCCTTTTTTACTTCTTTCATATCGTCATGAAGTTCATCCACATGACGAACTAAATGATCTTGTTTTGTCTTCCACTCGGTAAACTCGATTTCCAAGTCATGTACACCACGGTCTGCCATAAACTTTACCACGCCTTGCATGACCAATACCTTGCCGAGAATTTATCGGAAGCACTGGCACAATTATGACGAGCTCTAAAAGACTTGCGTCTAGCAGGGATGCTCTTTTTAATTTTCATATTAGGGTCACCAAACCGTACCAACTTTACTTGGTCACCTTTTTTAGCCAATACCGCAGACTTGCGTTTTGCTCCAGGAGTACGCTTGGGTTTATTATACCCACTAAAAGTTTCACCTCTGTAACTTAATTTACCACTAGGAGTGCGCTTAACATTTTTAGTCGTAGCCATAGTTCCTCACTTAAAGAAAAACGTCATGCTTGTGACATTTGTAAAAGTGGCATGAATGTCAGTATCAAACTTTACGCCTTCCTCTCCAATTTGGAGGTCGCCTGTAGCGTTTGAGTGAAAATCTAATGTAAAGACGGTAGTGCCGGAAGCACCACCGTCTCTCAGAACAACGCTACCTGTAGACCCCCCAGTATGGTAATGAATACAAACTAACCGCCGTGGACCACTTGCAACAGTGCCTGTAGCAGTTATGTAGCTTGCTTTGATATCAGAACCAGCCATAGGAGTGTTCCTTAATTATAAAACACCGTCATAGCAGTAATATTAGTGAAAGCAGACACATAGATATCTGTTACACGAATACCCTCTGCAGGGATGTTTACTGAGTGTGAATCAGATGCAAGGAAATCTAAATCCAAGACAGTAGCCCCGCCATTACCATCTGTAACGGTAAGGCGAGGTGTACCTGTCGTGGTTAGAACCTGTATCTGACGGATACGCGCAGAACCAACACCAGCAGAGCCAGTGCCAGTTAACCGCTTTGATTGTACATCAGATCCAGCCATGGATTACGCCCCTCTTAGCTATCAGCAAAAGGAGTAGCAATCGTGCCTGACCCAATCAACTGCCCTTGAACCATATACTCGGCAGTAGCCAGAGCAGTAATTTCAACATAGCTATTAGCAATACCGCCTGTGGTAGTGCCATTCATTGAAATTACATCATTAGTTGCTCCAGGAACAAACCGCTTATGGGTGCTATTGTTGATGCCAACAGAAACAGAACCAACAAACTTATCGGTACCATCTGTTTTAATGTCAAGATCGGAAGCCGTTGTGCCGATGAAAAAACGGTAAACTGCACCGATCTCAGCCGTAGCAATCGAAGGCAAAGTAACAGCACCATCTGCATCATTGATTTCAATGATACGGCCAGCGTGTGTGTTAAAAGTAAGAGTGGTCTCAGCTGTAATGTTTACAACAGAGTCAGAACCAGCAGTAATGAAGCCGTTGTTAGAAACAACTGGACCTGAAAAAGTCGATTTAGCCATGTGAATCTCCTTGTCGTGGCTAGTGTCTGCTTACGCAGTCAAGGTTGATATCTCAACTATATAACAAAAAAGGGCGGCTGAAAAGCCGCCCTTCCATTTTGATGAATTTTGTTTAGGCTCCAGGAGAACCAAAAACACAGCGTGGGTCGGAAACACCGAAGCTGTAACGCTCACGAGCTTTGTAGCGAACATTACCTGTTTCGAAATCGCCTTCCATGCTGTTTTGCATTGGAGTCCGAACAAAATGCTTGAAGCCATTCGGCGCATCCGTTTTAATGAAGAACGCATCTGTATCGGTCAGGAAGTGGTTAACCACATAACCGTCAGGGAGCATACCCATGTTACGAATAGCATTGATGTCATTGTCTGCAGTCGCAGGACGCAGATTAGATGCCATCAAACGCTCGGCAACAAACTGGAGGTTGGTAGGAATGACCAACTTCATACCACGAAGTGCGATTTTAAGGCCGCGCTCGTCAATGAAGTTAGAAATGTCGATCAGTGACTGCTCAAGCGAAGTTTCGTTGAGGTCAGCCGCAGTTGACAGTTCATTCCGGAAGTTACCGCCACCAACAGTCGGGTGATCCGTAGCACACAATTCCTTACCATCGCCAATAGCAAAGTTGCTATCAAACGCATTGTTAAGGATTGAGGCCGCTTTCACCTGTTTGGTGTTTGCCATAGAACGAGCCAGCGCACGGGTGTATCGCGAGCTGAGGCGATCATAGAGGTTATCCTCTACAGCTTCCTCAGTGATCGCAAACGCCAGTGCCACAGTTTCGTGTGTATAGCGAGCGGTAAATGCTTCGTTAGCTGAATCGTAGCTAACAGCCGCACCTTCACCTTTTGTTGGAGCTTGACCGAAGCCAGCAAGCATTACCTCTTCTTCGAAAGCCCGATCTGAATTTTCGGTTTCAAAGATTTCAGCGTGCTCGTTGTCGTACCGATCGTACTCCATGCCGAACAGAGCGTTAAGTCCAGGCTCAAGCTCTTTTAGCAGTTGTGCTCTTGAAATAGCCATCTACGAACCCTCCTTAGACGCCAGCACCAGTACCGTTAGCATTGTAACGATAGAAGTGATTGTTGAGTTGTACGATCGCTAGACGACCTGCCGCAGTCGCATCATCGTTTGAAGGAGAATCTTCAAAACCGATAATACGCAGATTCAGGGTGTTAGTCGTATTTGCTGTTGATACAGCCAGTTCAGCAGACGACTTACCAGTCGTTGCATCGCCAGATGTACCGCTTGCAAAATTAGCGTTCGCGTGAACAAGTGTATCAGCCGCCGCCGCATCACAATTGATGAGGAAGAGCTGATCAGGGTGAGCCGCAATCACAGCAGTAGCTTCAGTCCCGCTCTTTACAGAGGCAGTTCCTGGCCACTTGTTTGTCCAAACGGGAGTACCGTTAAGATCAATGTAATTACAACCCATAAACGCACCGAGGAGGGGTACAGTACCACCAGCCGCCGCACCTACAATATCCACAAGACCATTGGCAAGAGGAATAACAGGCGTACCTTCATAAATTACAGAAGATGTACCAGCTGTTCCTGAAGTCTGGATTTTGAAGGTCATCAAGCCGTTGGTGTTTGCACCAGCCCCGAGCATCTTGTACGGACGTAGTCCGAAAGCAGCATCATTATTTGCCATGCTCTAAGATCCTTCTAATTTTCGGAGCCACCTTTAGCCCCGAAGGTTACACGAGATTGCCTATCTGGTTTAAGGATAGGCATCGAACTATGCTCTTCCCGGAACAAATCATTATCAACAGCTTGCATTTGATCTGAGGTTTTACCACGGAAATATGCGTCACGCTCTTGTTTAGATTCAACAGGGAAACGAGCTAAAAGTAGACCACCCACTCCTATGACTCCCGCGTGTTTACCGTCTTGGACGGTAGGGGCTTCAAAGTCGGGGTACTCATCAGCGCGAACTAAATCAAAGCCTTCGCGGAGGCGAGCTGAAAGGTTCTTTTTGTCATCCTGACCCATAACTGATTCACGGATCCAGCGGTGAACAAAACCTTCCGGTGCTGGGGGTGCATCCAATGTGGATGGTGGTTGCCAAGGTTTGCGGCGTGAGTCTTTCTCACGAGTTTGTGCAGTGCGTGGGGTACGATCCATGATCTTGTCCTTCACGAGTTTAAGCGAGCAAGTTGCTTCGCGTATTGTTCATAACTTACACCAAGTTTATCAGCTATTGCAACCTGAGAAGGAGTGAGCTTGATTTTTTTGCTCTGAACCTTACCCGAAGAGCGTGAAGCTGGGGCTACTGGTGACCTAGAATTTGAGTTGCTGGGTTTAGCTTCCCCGAACTTATGCGGGAACTCACTACGCATACGACGATCCAACTCTTCGTAATACTCATCACTCTTCGGATCGAAGTATTCTGTTTCTACCAAACGCTTATGAATGCTAAACGCTGTTAGCGTCATAGGCTCATCTTGGCCAAACCACTCATTACGCTCTGCCCATGCCCGTGCTTTAGGGTCTGGTTGAGCAGGGGGTTGTGACGATGATTGAGGTTGACTTTCTGCTTCAGGTTTAGCTTTCCGCTGTTCAAACTCTTGTTTTGCAACCGTCAACCGCTCTGTTTCAATAGCAAGTTTAGCAAGTTGCTTTTGCGCTTCTATCTGGCCATCTACATCGCCAGAGTTAATTGCATTAGTGAGTTTGGATTTTAGAATCTCTTCTTGTGTGCTTACACGCTGGTCATACTCCGAGAGATAGGACTCATCAATTTGACTAGATCTAGTCTTTAGATCATCCATTTGGTTTTGCACAGATTTAGCATAATCTGTAGCGGCTTTCTCACGGCGTTCAGCCTCACGCATTTTATAAGTTAACTTTTCAATGCGCTTTTTTACTTTATCACTGTAACCCTCAAGGTCATCATCAGAAGCTTCGTCTGATGCGGCTCTTTCAGGCTCATCAGTAGATTCCTCTTGGGTTTCTACTTGGTCTTCTTGCTCGAGCTCAACCTCAACGGCATCATCGAGTTCTTCAGCTTTCTTAGCCTCTGGCATAACTCACTCCTGTTATGTGTGCAAGATGTCTTCTGGGTTATTTATAGTAGCCAGAATCTCATCATCGTTTAGAAGACGGACTTCACCGCCATCTATTTTAAAGCGACTTCCAGCATATCTACCAAAAATCACCCAATCACCTTCCTTACACCATGCTCCTGTCTCCCCAAATTTATCAGGATCTTTATACACAAGCGGTCCAACTTTAAGCACATAACCACATACGGTGGCTAATGCCTCACGCTCAACTGCTTGGTCTGGAAGGTAAACACCGCCTTCAGTTTTCTTTTTGCCTTTATAGGGCAAAATCAAAATACGCCAGCCTGTTGGCTGTGGCATTTTTTCAACTGCTGGGGCTTGGGGGGAAGGGGTTGCTTCGGCTTCTTCAGCTTTAGCCTGTTGCGCTTTCGCGATGTACTCGGGTACATAAAGAGTTTTACTCATGTTCCACCTTTTTTAGCAGGGCTTGTAGCTCCTGTTCAATGTTGGCAAGTTCTGCAAGACGAGCTCGCAGTTCCTTGAATGCAGAAAAATCCTCTATTTGGCCTTCAAGTAATTGTTGTCCAAGAAGCTCTTTCCGTTCTCGTATTATATTACGGAGTTTTTCGTGAATGTAAAGGTCTGACATCTATTTTGTGACCTTTTTTACTTTTTCGAAAGTGCGGAGACCACCAAGACCAAGCATACCCATCAATACCGTCATAAGCGAACCCATGTCAAACTCGGGCAACTCTGGTATTTCTACCCCCGCCCATGACACGCCAAACATAATCAAAGGATTCAAAACAAAATGGTAGGCCAACGCAATACCGCAAGTCCAACCAATAAAAGGACGCCAACCAGCTACAAACAAACTGCGGTGCTGTGCCTCCATTTTATTGACTTCAACTTGTGCCATTGCCGCTTCATGTGCGGCTTTTTCTGCCATAGTCGCAATTTCATGCGCCATAGCGTTTTTAGCATCTTTATCTTCAATGAATTTATCCAGTATGCCCGTCACTGGACCGATTAACGCCTGTAACATATTCTCACCCTGTAATGTTAAATTTCAAGTTTTCGTGGTCCGGATAATTTACGATTACCGGACCTTCTGGACACTCATAATCAATATGAGCAAGTAAAGTAGCTTCGCCCACTTCTACTTCGTTATGGTTTTCTATTGTGAAATAGTAACCAAACTTATCTACTTTATCGCTTGCCGGACCAGAAAACTTAGCGATGCTAGGGATTGCTTTATGCACAACAAAATCACTATCCCTAACTTCAAGCCTAAACCCTGTTACTTTGCAATCATCGCGCAACTTTTGTCTTGCAACGACCACCTTAAAATCATCATCTGTTTCACCTTCAGATATTTCAAAATACTCAGGAGCCCATTTCAAAATAGGGTCTTCAATACCGAGTTTATCATAAAGGGTATAACCCCCGCCTATTAAAGCCAGAGTAGCCGTTACTGCGCCAATACCTTTTGTGATGTTTTCTATATCCATTAGTATACTTTTATTTTACTGCTATCTATTTTTACTGGCTTACAATATGCGGTAGCCCTGTGCTCTGGGGGGACAGCACTAATGCTTCCGTAATTCCCATACCGTTTAACCACCCTAGCCGCGAAGTAATTACAGTCATCAATAGACCGAAAATACATATCTTGGCTCTGTACCTTTCCACCTAACAGCACAACTAGTAAAAACGCATGGATCACTTATGCACTTTATCAACTTTAAACTTCGCCATTTTTGACGCTCCTTTATGAGGAGCATAACCACCTTTAGGGTCACGCATAAGCGAGTACCCTGCGCCTTTTTTCATCCAATGGTAGCCTTTAGGGGCTTTAACCAGTTTGGCCATGATGTTTGCCCTCATGGTTCATC